CACGAATACCGTACGAAACCTTAGCGTGATTTTTCATCATGTCGCTTTCCTTGAAGTTTCTATATCGACTTCTTCCTTCCAACATCGAACGCTTGACCATCAACTCATCGGACTCACCAATCGTCGTGTCGTCGGTGTCTTCATCCCCCACTACTTTTCCTCCCGGTATAGATCTTTCCGCCGCGGACTTTTTACTCTTCCCACCCCGAAATGCGTGTGGAGTTGAGTACCCTTGTACTGCTCCTGTCGTGGTCATTTCTTCCAAAACTTCTTCGACAAGCTCTCTCAACATACTAGACGCCGAAAATTTCTTTCTGGCAAATTTTCGGATGCTTGAAGTTGGAAAAGTTTCTCCGTGAATTTTGAAATTTCCATGCCCGACGGACTCAATTTCTCCTGCAACATTTTTCTTGCCATCGGAAGCAATCACAACATCCCCCGCTCGTGGAACATATCCTGAGTCTGGGGTGTTATCAAAGAATTTGAAGTCTTCGGCCATGTTATTTCAAGTTTTTTAGCTCTTTCACTAGTTCGTAGCTCAACATTAGAGCCATGATTTGGTTTTCTTTGACTAACGTACCTTTTGTGATCTTTTCTAGTTGGTTCATGGTTTCGTCCAGCTTAATGCGAACCACGTCATTATCAACCTTACTCTTCAACTCGGATAGCTCTTTTCTAACACGAGGAACCTCTGTGTTGATATATTCACGGAGAGAGTTGGTGTTACTTACGTTGTTGATGTACTCACGGATCAACACTTTTTGACTCTCATTCAACCCCTTGTATTTTTCGTTGAACGAGTCTACTAACAGCTTATATGCCAGCAAACGAACATCTTCGTTTTGCTGCTGAAACACTCGGACTAAATCCTTTTTCTCTTCTTCGGAGATTATTCTTGTTGGGGTTTTTTGTGCAGCAATAGACTCTACGATACAGTTTCTTGCTCTAAATATTTCTCGTGGATCGCAATCTACCGAGTTTACCCCTTCCTCGAATACCTTATATATCGATGCCAATAGCTTGTAGTTAGAAATACTACCCTTCAAGAAATCGTCGAGGGGATAGTTGTTTTTGATTTCCTTGATCAACTCGTATTTCTGAACGTTGAGCGCTTTTTCGTCCAACTTTTTTCTGGAACGTATGACGGTTTCCAATAAGCGATCTGCAGAAGCATGGTCTTTCGTTTTTTCTTCTAAAACAATCCTAAACAGCCTGTTTTCCTTACCAAGCTCGGTAGATTCGGAAAAATATTTCCTTAAAATCCCATTAGCTTTCGTACCTTCATTTCCATTAAGTATATCGGCCGTCACTTGACGTACCAATAACTCATATAAAATACCAGCGTTTTTATATTTAGAGTGTTTCAGCTTCTTCATACGTTTATTATTTATAAATATGTGCCTATGTAATAAAAACTATATATTTAGCGTTGTTTGTCTATTACGATGAGGTTAGTTTCATCTAAAATCGATTTATTTTCCGCTAGTATTGTTTTTTGAGGTCCAATCTTTCTGTTTCTTAGAGTTTGTTTAATACCTTTAAGTTCTTCGTCAATGGACCGTGGGGATGATCGATAGGTCGGTCTTATGCTTCTACTCGACTTTGACTTTTCTTTATTTTCCTTATCTCCCAATGGGTCCTCACCCCAAGTCTTGTCGTGTGTGGAAGTATACTTTTCCTTGTTTCCCGTCTGGTCTCGTTCACCAAGCTCCCTCTCCCGTCGTGTTTCTTCTTCTAGAGGTGGTAAATCTGGTCCGCCCGCGTCACCGCCTAGGTCTGGTAAATCTGGCAAACTGCTGTCTCCCCCGTCGCTTGGCGGCTCTCCGCCTACATCAGAGGGTCCTTCATCTCCCATTTTTTGTTTACTGGTTACTGGATCATTTCCCTCTTCCGTGATCTGTTCCATTCTCCACAACTCCTTCTTGTCCTTTATGATGTCTTTTTGGAGATTTTCGACATCATCGTCGGAGAGGTTGAATACCTTATGATAAATCCACTTCTTACTAAATAGGTTTGCTTCCATCATGTCGTTGGCCACACTAACCTTGTTTTGCCAAATCTCGATTTTCTCCTGCTCAAAAATAGTGGATGGGTTGCTCAACTCCAACTCAAAATCAACCAACGATGCGTCCTGATACCCTTGAACGTACAAATGGATGATAGCGATTTTTGTCAACTCCGAAACCAATATACGTTGCAACCGCCCGATGGTTCGAGCAAAGCGAACGTCTTCCGCTGCGAGCGTAGACTTACCAGACAACCCCTCTTCATATCCAAGGAATGCCTTTGGGATTTTTAGAGCAGCCATCATCTTGTTACGAATGTATTCCAAATCGTCGATGCCCGTAAACTCCATACCTGGGAGAGTGTCGATTTTTGTTCCACTGTCGCTTCCACGGACAGGAAGGTAAAAGTCCTCTACCATGTTGTTCAAGTTGAACCGTAAGTTGTAGTCCCCAGTTCTCTCGTCGATGTAAGGAACCTTTTTTACTTGAGATATAACTTTTTGGATAGCCGCATCAATATCAGCAGGGGGAATATTTCCAACATCGATAGAAAAAATACGTTTTTCTGGCGCTCGCATTATGCGGTGGATTAACATCGCGTCCTCTGACAAGCTCAACTGCTTCCAAACTCTTCGAGCTGGTTCAATCATGCTCTTACCGTATGGTAAAAAGTTGCTGTCGCTCAGATCTCAAAGTTTTCGTATTCCATTCCACCACCAAGACCGTCGTGTTGATACTTGACGTAGTTGATGTTGGCCGGATCGGAACCTTCTACCCGCGTGATTTCATACGGACTAATCGGATGCACCAAGAAAACGCCATACTCAGGAGAAATCTCTAAACGTAGGAAAAAGTCGCCGTACTTACAAGCGTTTCTTGTCCACGACCACAAGTTGAACTCGATGTTCAAGATGTCGTAAAAAAGGTTGTCCAAAATCTTTTTGATGTTGTCGTTCTTAGATTTGATGGTCAACACTTTTCCAAACTCGCTTGGTACCAAACATTCATCTGCGTAAATGTCCAATGCCGAAGCGATAATGGGGTCCATGTCCATTACGTCATAGTCACGGAAAAGTTCAAGCCTTGATGCTTGATACGCCATTGACATGTCCCGATTATGGAGGTTATATGTCGAACTTCTTAGTCTATTAAAACGGTCTCTTAGGCTGTTTCGATCTGTAGCAAACTGTATTTCATCGGTGTCGACTATTTTGAGTTTCTTTCCGCCAACATTACGAACGATCACGTCCGTAGAAAACATTTTCTTTAGCTTTGTAAATAGGTCTTTAGTTTCTGCCATAAGTAGTAATGTATATATATGAACGGGTCAACTATAAATATAGATCCGTCTAGTTTTTATAGCATATAAGATGTCATTATCTGAGTAGCCAGGTCAAATCTTCAGTTTTTGTATTTGACCCAGGCGCACCGACGCTCATTTGCCATGGATTGTGGTAAACTCCGTAGGGGTTAGTTCCTCCACCCAACACAAACTTTGATATGTTATTTTTTATTTGTTCGTTTGATGTTGTGCCTATTTTTCCAAGTATGGTCCTCGTAGTCTGTTCCGTCTCGGCTCTCAGTCTCAGCGCAATATCACGTATCCACATCGCTAGAGAAAATGCTATAACCAAATCGTCGTTGTATCCTTCCATCGCTTCAGCCTTGACGGTAGATGCTGTATTTTTCCAAATAAACACGCTTAACTCATCCAACAATCTCTGACTGTGGATAACCGCTTCTTTGTTTCTACAATAACTTTCGAGTTTTGATATGATTAGTGGCCGGGTCTTGTTCGACGTCGTAAACCCAGGAACCATTTTTTTATCTTGAGCGTTCAGTTTATTTGTCATTTGGTTTTCCACGTCCACGTACTGCAAATCAGCCGAGCTGTAAAATAAGTTTGGATAACCTGCGTCAAGTACGTCCTGTATGACCGCCCATCCTACAGTTGCGTTTTCTATAACAAGCAGAGCGGTGTTGTATTCTGTGGCAATGGTCATGAGAGCTCGAGCATACTCCTTGGTTGGCAACTTTCCCTGATATTCTGCTACTTGTTCTAACGTCTCTATGTCAGTCACTTGACACGCTGAAAAATCTTTCGCGTCTCCTCGGCTAACGTCTGCGGTAACCATGTATGACCTACCTGGCATTGGATACTTGAAAATCCAATATCCCTTGTCGTGCCCACGCTTTTCCAAAGGCTCCATCTTTTGGTTTTTGGTGTACCACTCTATAACAGGGATTTCGATGACAGTATTACCAGATGTATTGAACTCACAATCACATTCTTGTGCCGCGCCCTTTTCTCCCGAAAGTTTTGTTTGTTCGTCACGCCACTGTTGGTCTCGTTCGGGGTGTAAGTGCCACGGAAGCTTGATACGGTTGAGATCGTTTAGACCAGCTTCACTCTCTATCCACATCTTATGGAAGAAGTTTCCTACGCCGTTCGGTGTGGAAAGGATAATGACGTTACCACCGGTTGACAACGTTGGTTGTGCGGACAACCAAATCGCTTCAACGCCGTCAATAAATGCTGCTTCGTCGACGATTAGTAGGGACAATGCCGACGAACGACCGGAGGTTCCGGCTGAAGATGCTGCGACTATTCTCGAACCATTTTTTAGTTTGAGAGAAAGACGGTTGTCTTCTGTCGCCGCCACCTTCAACCAACTTGGTAGGTTGTCGTTGGCAAATCTAACCTTTGTAACAATCGCCTTTGAGGTTTCCTGCGTAATCGACAGACATAGTATTTCCTTGTCTTCGTGGAACGTCATCAGCCAGAGGGCATATGCAGCGACTAACGTCGTTATACCCATCTGTCTAGACTTTAGGATAATGTTTTTCTTGTTCCCAGCTAACTCACCGAGAGTTTTATCTTGGAACGGATATGTGAGAAACGGGATCGTGCCACGGACCGGATGTTGGATCTTGACATACTTGCGCATGAAGTATATCGGATCTTTTGCACATCTGATGTATTCTTCCCGGATTACATCTTTTAGGTTTTTCGTTTCTGCCATACAAGTTGTTGTATATATACATATACGGCAGACCTATTTTTAGGAGGCAAGCTGATTTATATTATAGATACGCCACGATGTTTCACGACCTCACTGGCACACTTGTTGGCAAAATGGATAGCATCCACGATGTTTTCGGAACGGCTGTACTCAACCACTAACCCAGCCAAAAATGAGTCTCCTGCCCCCGACACATCAATAACGTCAGAACGGTCAACCGGGTACTGTTCTCCTCTGTAAAAACAGCCCTCTTCACCGCTGGTTCTGATTATTTTATCTTCTAAATCTTTGGTGATAAAACCAGAAGAACGAGCGTACTCGTGTTCGTTTATTTTTATAAACTCTATTCTTTTTGCCCATGGACCCAATACCTTTTTTGTGTCCAAGAATATAGTACCGTGATGTTTAGATATCGTCTCAATGTCGCTCTCAGTTAAAAACCCTTTGTCGTAGTCGGATATTACTATTATGTCATAATCGTAGCTCACCTCGGTCAGATTTATCCTCGGCATAGCCTCCGACGAGTCGAGTCTAAAGAACATATGGTTTGTGGAACCATGAACATATCTGGATTTTGTTATGTTGTACCAGTTGCTATTTGTTAGTATGTCGCATTTGTCGTGAAGAGATTTTATGTTTCGATATACGTTTCTTGCCATTCCTGGGTTGTCGGTTTGATCGACCACTTTCAGTATTGGTACAGGTTTATCTGGGCACATACGGTTGGCCGAACAGTAAACAAACACGTCCCGACAACTGTCGCCTATCACCAAGATTTTCTTCATAAGAGATGCTTGCCGTCTTTTTTGAGACAAATGATTGCGGGCTTTTTCAACAAATATGCTTCGATCATAGCTCTCTCTGTCTCCTCCGCGCTCCTTGGGAAGAAGCTAACTATGTTCCTAAACAGACCACACAGACCGGGAGCGTTCAGAGGACGATGTGTTGGGCCGTGTGTAGGATAGTCAGAAAAACCAATCAGTATCACAGGAAGATTTTGCTCGTCGATATCGATCTTGATCTGCTCGAAGGGACGCTCCAGAAGAAACGGTGTGATCGAATATACCACCGGACGTATTCCTTCCAAACACATTCCCGCCGCTGCACTGATAATGCTTTGTTCACAAAGACCAAAGTTGTAAAATCTATCAGGAAACTGTTTCTTGAAATCGTCCATTTCTTGTACTACGTCTCCCGTAAATAGAAATAGATTGGGATCTTTTTTTCCGAGTTCTACTATTACTTTTCCAAATGCTTTTCTCATGATAGTTGTTTTAAGATTTCTGCTTCTTCTGCTGCGTTTGGCCACTTACTGTGCCATTCTGGTTTGCCTTCCATGAAGTCGACGCCCTTTCCTTTTACGGTGTTTGCGACGATCATCACAGGCTTGTTATTACTCAATCTTGGAGAATACATGTTGTTGAAGATCGTCTCCAATACTTGTACGTTGTGTCCATCACAATAAGTACTATCCCAATGACATAGGTGTGCCACATCCCCGATATGATTGATTGGTAAAATATCATCCACGAGGCCTGACCCCTGTATCTTGTTGTTGTCAACAATAACAATCAAGTTGTTTAGCTTGTGTTTTCCGGCGAGCAACAAACTTTCCCATGTGGTTCCTTCTTGACATTCACCGTCCCCCATCAAAACAAAAACCCTTCCCGGTTTCTTCAACTTCTTCTTTGCGAAAGCCATACCAAGTCCCGCTGGTAATCCGTGGCCCTCACTACCCGTTGTCCAGTGGATTCCATTTGCCACATCTAAATGAGGATGACCCTCTAACGTAGGACGTAATCCTTTCTCTCGTAAAAGAACATATAGACCCCAACACGCATGTCCCTTACTCAAAATAAATCTATCCTCCGACGTTAGAACCTTGTCGTACAACGTTGTCAAAATCTCTATCGTAGAAAATGTCCCGCCGTAATGGTATCCGCCATTAGCTTTGGATAGCTTGTATAAATCTCGTCTGACCTGTTTTGAGCGTTCGTTTAGCATAAGCATTATATGTCAATCATTATTCTACCAGAAAGTCCCTTTCGCATTCTTTCTACTGCGAGGTTTATATCCGTCAAAGAAAATCTGTTCGTGACCAGCAAACTCACATCAATGGACGGTTGTAAATTTAGATATCGTGGAATGTCCGTATCTGGATCAAATCCGCCCGCTTGTGTAGTACGTATAGACTGACCATTTGTAGAAAATAGTTTACTAGGGTTGAGAACAGACAAGCTAGAGCCAGCTAAGGGTTGAGCCACCAACAAACAGCGCCCACGTTCCGTCAGAAGAGGTAAAAATCCAGAAACCCAAATCAACATTCCGGTTGTATCGATTATGCAATCAATCGGGTGTGTAAATCCAAACTCTGGTAGCTCAGCTGTACAGAAAAACTCTGCACCCAATCCTTCAACCAGCTCACGTTTTTCGTGGTTTATGTCTGCTCCAAAAACCCGCCCGGCGTGCGACAGTTTTGCGGCCAATATGCAGTTGAGACCAACTCCACCACATCCCAATACCAACACGCTCTCACCGAATTTTACGTTCGCATCTTTATTTACGACACTAAGCCCAGTAGACAATCCACACCCAAGTAATGCAACAAAGTCATTTGGTGTGTTTGTTGGGACTTTTGTTATTCTGTTTTCTGACACGATGCTGTATTCCGATAGGGTAGTGACCTTCCCTCCCGATACAGACGAACCACGTAATGAATAAACAGGAAATCTAGCCTCTATTCCACTGCCCTTACGCCAATGCATCACAACCTTATCTCCTACTCCAACCTTAGTGACGCCGGGTCCAATCTCTTCTACAATACCACACCCCTCGTGTCCGAGCAAGTGTGGCATAAACCGCTCGTTTCCTTTCAACCCCGCTATTTCTTGGAGTTGAGCCCCACATAGTCCGCTGACTAATACTTTTACTATAACTTGTCCATAATCGAGCGTGTGTGGCAGCTCAACATCTTCGACGACTAGTGGTTCATTCTTTTTATATAAAATCGCAGCTTTCATCAATATAAAACATTGACCGACATTTAGAAGAAAGTCAAGATAAAAATATTACCACACAGTTCTTCCACCATCCACCACAAGGTTGTGGCCAGTAACATACGAGGAAGCGTTTGACGCTAAAAATACTACAGCGCCAGCAACTTCGTCCGCACACCCAACTCTCCGCATTGGAACCATGCTCGCCAAGCCGTCTACGTATTGCGGATTTCCTTTTGTTGGATCGCTTGGGGGCTTCGGAAAGTGGCCAGGACTGATGCAGTTGATCCTAACACCCTTATCAGCGTACTGAACGGCCAACTCCTTGGTCATTTGTATGACCCCTGCCTTGGCCGCACAATAAAATACCGTTGAACTTGGAACTACTTTATATGCCCGTTGATCTATTCCGATAGAACCGTAAATCGACGCGATGTTGATTACACAACCATTTCCTACAGTTGCCATTTTTGGAAGAACAGCTTTACAACACGAAAACTGTTGGGTCAATATCGCATCCATTCCTGCATTCCAATCTGACATCGACAAGTCCTCAAATGGCTTACGCTTTTCGTTAAACGCGTTGTTTACAAGTACGTCGATGGGACCAATCTTCTCTAAAATAGCTTTTAGTTGAAACTCATCCGTAACATCACAAGTGATGGGGATGATGCTTTCCTTTAGATAGTTTTCGGTTGTATGCAGCTTGGCCTTTATTTTGTCCATGTCCCTACCCAGAGCGTACACCGTAGCTCCATGTGCAGCCAGTCCCATACACATAGCAGACCCAAGATGACCACCAGCACCTGTAACTACCACTGTCCGCTTTCTAAGAGAAAATAGGCTCTTGTAAAACGTTGGGTTAGTCGGGAGAGGAGACGACTGCCGGACCGACGGCGCTTCTCTCACGTATGGGGAATACTGCTTGAAAACTCTGTCGTCGAGGTCCGCTAGATCATTTTTTATCCTAACCAGATTTGTCTTATACTGTTTTTCCAATGTTTCATACTCGAACACCTTAACGGAAAATGAGCTCTTACTCAACTCGTAAAAAAACTTATCTTCCAAGCAGTTGTATTCTGGTTGCGGAGTGGCGTAATATTCGTCTTTATTCTTGAACTTGTTGAAAACCCACATTGCTGGGGTTATGCGTGAAGAAAATAGAGCCGCACAGTATGATGGGGTGGGTTGATGTTTGTAGACAACAAGGTCGTGTTGGTTCAACAACTTGTTGTGCTCATCTAATAACTTTCCGTCGATTTGATAATCGTAATCTATAACGTGGACTTTTTTGTATCCAAGAGAATGGGCCATTTTCAACCCGTTTTGTATCAGCTTGTATACTGCGTAACCGTGTTCAAAATCAAACGGTTTTTTGGTTCCATCCGCAAACTGATGGAAGAAAAACATCTTGTGTTTTGGGAACTCTTCGTTTAGAAGGATAGGGTTTTCTTTATCGAAAACCACATAGTCGCAAATCTTCTGCGTTTCTTCGTCGATGCTGTGGTTGGTAGAGAGTATGATAGGAGTGTTCAACTTTTTGATACATTCCTTGGTCAACCCTCTCTTTTCATCGGTGTTTGCGTGGGTTAGCACGATCGAGACGGCATCCGACGTCTTTTCTTCGGTTGGTTGGGCCGAAAAATCTCCGCGGTTGTCGATGTAGATGAGGATTTCTTGGTAGTATTCCAAAAACTTCTCATTAAACAAATCCCACTTGATATCGACTCCATCTACGCTGTATACGTGATAGTTTTCTATTTTGGTCAAATAAGTATCCCTAAAGTGCCTAAACTTCTCTTTTGTCGCCGGACTATTCAGATGCCATTCTCCCGATATTTTCTTTATGTTCTTTTTTATCCACTCAATGTTTTCTTCCGTGAAAATAAAATACTCTCCGCCTTCACAGTCGATCTTCAAGAAATCTATCTGTGATATGTTGTGTTCTCGTAGCATCTCAAAAAACGGAATGGTTTGAAAATCTTCCACCACGTAATCAAACTCCAATCCATTTTTTATCGTTTCACGCTTATCTGTTACGCCTTGTTGAATAAACGTAACTGGAAACCCCTTCAAGTTTTTCTTAACGGTATCCATTCTGATTTGGCTTGGTTCCACCGCGTATATAACTTTTGGGTTTTTTCTCGTCGCCGACAGAGAAAACGAACCAACGTGCGCTCCCAAGTCCATCACCACATCCCCTTCCTCTATCCCAAACAACCGCTCGTATACACCCTGCATAAAGATTTCTCTGTATAGTAACTCTGTCTGTGATGTTGTGCTGTACCATCCCCAATCGAAGTTATGAAGCGTGTGTCTATAAAACTTCGTTTGCAGCTTGTCGATTTCTTGAATGACAACCTCCGGTTTTATTTGTGTAGTACACTCAAAGTTTTTGTTTCTGGGGCAGTACATCCAGTTACTCTTATCAAACTTTTCTTTGATGTCGTTGGTACAAGAGTTACAAACGCTTTCATTGATGATACGATGGGGTGTAAAAAACTCGGTCCAACGTTTTCCGACCCCGCTAATGAGTATTACTGGTATCCCAACGGTCCAAGCCAACCAAGACAATCCAGAACTAAGACCAATGAAGAAGTCTGCGCCGGACAGTTGGTTCATTCTATCTTCCAGAGAAAAATCTCCAGTCTTATCCACACACCCCTTTGGCATGTAGTTCATTTTTTTGTTCGTTCCAAACGAAGAAAAACGGTCAATACACCAAACCTCGTATCCCAAAGACTTCAAATGCTCTACAACAACATCCCACCCTCCTTCGTTGTTCCAATACTTGAACTGAGCGGTGCTCTGTGTTCCTATACAGACGTACTTTTTGGATGAGGTTTTTGGGTCCACGTTTAGCTTAGGCTTAAACTCCAACAAACCGAGTCCCAGTATATTTGAAGCAATGTTCGCTAGAGACGTTAGTTGAGGACTTCTTGGTGCATTTCCTTCCCAGTTTGTGAAAAACCCCACGGTGTATGTTGCATAATATCCGTCACTATCCCTAGTCGACAGAAACAAAATATTTTTGTAGTTCTTCGAAAAAATCTCTCTGAGTTCTTGATGTAGAACAACACACTCCACCTTACAGTTATGTTTTTTCTGAAAATAATCTACCGCACCAATGTATGCTAGTAAGTCACCAATGGACGATGTGTCGAGCACTATTTTTACACGCTTGTCGCTCAGAGACAGGTCTTCGTATTTGATGAGGACGCCACTTTTTCTGATCTCTAGGCGCCAGTTCATGTAATATTTTTGGGTCGCGGCGCACCACATGTTATTTTTTATGGTGGTACGGTACACGTTCTCTCCCGTGTCTCTGTTTATGAAGCTTACGTCGTATTCCCCGGCAATATCACCAAGGATCTCCACCTTTGGTCCGTCGACAAACGAGCAGATTATTCTGTTTTCATCGGCTTGTTCGCTCGGTGGGGTGTATGTTGGCGTAGTAAACAAATAGTTTTTTAGTAATAAGTCTTTCATTTTTGTAACAATGTTTTTTTGATTAGGTCCGTGTTGTGCACGTCGTCATCTGATTTTAGATATTTTACGGTGGGGAACTTGGAGTATTGGTCTTTGTATGCTGGGAGATTATATATTAGCGCCGGCATTTTCCATGAGAGTGCTTCTTTTATAACCAGAGGAGAAGTTTCCATTTTAGAAACAAACACCATCAAGTCTGCTGCTTGATAAAACTTTTCTGTTTCCTCTCTCGTTTTTTCTCCCCACACCACACAGTTTTTTGGTAGATCTTTCATTAGCGGTCCCCAATAATCCTCAAAGTTTGACGCTTGATTTCCAACAAAATGAAACATGAATGGCTCATCTTTTAGAAGTCTAGCATACCGCATCAACTCTCCTTGATTTTTTCCTTTTGTGAAGAGACCGACGTTGAGAACGTGTTTTAAGTTTTCGTCTAAGCCGAGCTCTTGTTGACTACGCTTTTTGTCTGGCGTCAAGTCTTCTATCGGATATTCCACGATATCAAACGGTGTATTTCCCTTATACAAATCCGCTTGAAGTTCCGACACAAACAAAAACTTATCCGGGAAAAACGCTTTATCTTGTGGTCTAAAATAGACACCGTGATAGCTTTCAAAGATTAAGTATTTTCTGTCTTTTTTGTATATCTTTTTTGCGATTTCCGGATGGATGAACGTCTCTGGGAACTCTTCGAAATGAACAATATCTGGGTCAATGTCGTTTAACACTGTTAGCAAGTCTTCTTTTGGTTTCCCCGATAAAGAAATAAACCTTTCTCCCAATAGTTCTTGGATCTTGTTTCTTTGTACAACGTAACAAGTTGCGATACACTCGTGTTCTATGCAGTAAACATCGAAGTCTTTATGAATGAGTTGAATCTTCTTCAACAAATATTGAGGCATACCACCGGTGGATAGGTGTGGAGCGACATACACTATTTTCCGTCGTTTTGCTTTCAGCTGAGACCTTGTATATCGAGCGCAAACATCTTCGATGGATCTCATTCCAATCGCGGCAGCTCTGTCCCAACCAAACTCATCACGGATACTCAAAGAAAGAGACAACGCTTCTTTTTTTACTGACGAATAGTTTTTGTATGCGTGTCGTATTTGCCGCCCCAAATCGGAAAAATCGGGTTCGTAATAGTTTCCGTATTCTGGTTCTCCTGGGAACTCAACTTCTTTTATGATATTGACTGGGAGCCCCCTGCCTCTTGTAAACCCAGTCTGACCGGAGCAGTTTGAATAAATCGCCGGTGTTCCACATGCCATAGCTTCTATGAGCGGTAAGTTCCAACCTTCTCCTCTTGCACACGATACAAACACGTTACTTTGACTAATGTATTTCAGGTACTCTTCGTGGGTACAAAACCCAACAAACTTTAGGCGCTTGTCGTTTTCGAAACCAAAGTGTTTGACCCTCTCTTCTGTACTTTTGAAGCCGTCGGTCGCGCACCAGTTGTCTACCAACAGAACCATTTTGACGTTTTCGTTTTCATCGAACGTATTTCTAAAGGTGTCAATGATCTCTTTTGTGGATTTTCTGTGTTCCCACCGGCCAACTACAACAAAAGTAAATGGTCTAGATGGCGATTGTTTGTTACTGGTAGGCGTGGGATTGAACACGTTTCCGTCTACACCCTCTGGAACAACGTATATTTTTTCTCTGGGCATCCCCTGTTCTTCGAGGCACCGCTTTTGCCATTCCGATGGAACAAATACACCATCAAACTCTCGCAGTCGATTGAAAAAGTTTTTGGGAACTTTGGTTGACTCCCACGCATAATAACCTATTTTTGGTCCGTTATAGTTGTCGTAATAGTAGTAATGGTCAGTTATATCCGACACTAGATTCACATCTACAGCCCCAACTTCTTTGTGATTGTATATGGGGTAATCCACCCGTCTACCATTCGTCCACAATGTCTGTTGATATAAAATACCTTTATCAACCGAGTTGATGTAGGGCTCTTTATCGTGTTCCGCTTGAGTATATTTTTCCCACGATTTTCCGATTGTGAAGTTTCTAACTTTTAGGTTACAGAAATAGGACAGATTTCTAAGAAAGTTTCTGGAATGATTGTTGATTCCTGTAGTCCCAATATACGAACAATGTGCAAAAACGTTGAGTTTATTCATCCAAGCACAGAATATATGTATTCACAAACAAGTCAACTTATTTGTTACTTTTTTAGTTTACTAGCGATCTCTTCCTCGACTTTTTTCAACTTCTTTTCCGCGTCTTTGATTTTCTTGAGGCACAAGATCCAGTCTTTTTTTACATTTTTTGTAAGCTCTGCCCTGACCTCGTTGCTCCATTCTTCCACCATTCCAGTGGAGTTGACGTATTTGAGAGTTTTTGAGTCATCGCTTTCGAGGTACTCTTTACTTTCCTTCAGCTTTACACGAATGTCGCTTAAGAAGGCCAACTCGTTATTGAGCATCTTCTTCTGTTCATAAAGTTTATACTCACCCTTTATTTTTAGTTGAGTTTCTTCCTCTACCAAACAATCGAAGCATTTGTGGGTCTTTCTATACATCTTTTGGTCTAACTTCGTTCCCCATCGTACCTCCCGACCACACGTAGTGCACTTATCGTTCGTTTCTGCTCTAACCATGTCCAAAAGTCTGGTAATGGACTGTGGGCCGCTCTCCGTTTGCACCCACTCCTTTCCTTTACCGTCAACCCACTGTTCTCCAACCTTTCTTATAATATATTTGTTGGCGTCTCCTGAGTATCCTACTTGAACAAATGGTCGCTCTCCCTTGAGCATTTTACCGACCATTTCTATATTTGACATGTTTTTGCCGTGCTTCATAGTTTATAACCGTTTAGTCATATATATGACCGACTATTCCATTTCCGTGTGAGATAGTATTCTTTTATCTAAAAATATTCTTAGCAGATAGACGACGTAACTGTCCCCAATATAGTGGGTGTTAACAAGAGCGTCTTCTATTTTTTTTATTTTATCGTTCACGTATCGAAGTGTCCGGATCGACTTTATTAGTACGTGTTATTTGAGCCCATCTAGTAGCCGCCTCTGACACTTCGGTCTTAGCTTGTAACAGTACCACACGGGCATTATTTTTTATCTTTTCCGATGACGCGATTGTGGTCGAAGATCTAAGTTTTTGATACACGTCCGATGCTATTTTATTGATATCATCTTCTGTCCGTGGCATCCCCAACTGAGCCTTTGACGCTGCCACCGCTTTGTTAATGGTTGCGGAATGTGCCGTAGTCAAACCTAACACGTCAGTCAAAAACTTTCCTTCCAATACCTTCTCAGCATCGCCAGCAGCGTGTCTAGTTCCCCAAGTAACATCGGCAATCTTGTGGAAGATTTCGCTGGTCCCTTTCACAAAAATAGGATTGTCTGGTACATCTATTTTTAGAACCACACCTTCAACTGGATACTTTCTTCCCCCACCCTTCTGTAAGAACGTGTCGATTTTTTCTGAATACTGGTTCAACACGTTTTGCATCTGTTGTTTGACTGTAGTTAGAACCTTTTTCAAAGCGTCTTTTTCCGGTGACTCCTTTTTGCTCTTGATAATGGTCTCTGCGTCCGACAGCTTTTGGGGTGATGAAACCAAATCTCGTATTCCGACCAAATCAAACACCAAACCATTTTTGCTCAGTTTTCCGTGGGTGTGTACGTTGTAGACTTTCCACTCCGTGTCGCTTGGCATTTCCACGTCTTTGAGGATCATGTCCGTACCACGACTTCCCATTTTTTCACATGACGCGTCCAAGCAAACGAACGCCCCTTTATTTCCGAGAGAGTTTTTGCTGTATTTTGTTGAGCAGAACACCACATCTCCAAACTCATCTCCTTTGTGTGTGAGAAGAGGAAACATTTCTGATACCACTTTGAACGCACCATGTTTCTGAAGCACGGATTTTAGTTTTGTTTGGAATGGTTTGTATCCGCTTAAAAACTTGAACGCTTCATAAAAATGAATGGTGTATGGGTTGTTGAACCGTTCGACCTGTTGAGCTGTTATTTCCCCGCTGTTCGCGGACTCCATAAAAAACTTGGCCGCTTTGTTTATTCCCCAGTTACATGGAGACCCGTCAAGTTTCTCCGTAACCGACGCGGTGTCTGATACCGACAAATCCAACCTTCCGTTTTTTACTAGTGGTTGAATGCTTCTCAAAAAAGATAGAAACTCGCTGTCTGTCATGGAGTTTGCGCCCGAAAATCTTTTGATTGAGAGTTTTCCTTCGTTGATTTTTGGTACTGCCATATCTGGATAGGTTTTTTGTATTTGTGCGGTAGTTTCTTTGAACGCGGCCAAGATTTCATTCCTCAACTTTGGAAATCTAAACTCTGGCGACTTGAACAGTGTATACACTTTCTCAAACGTGTCAATGTCCTTGAAGGTTTTATTCTGTCCAAACAAAAACTTAGCAACAAAATCCATATCAGCCGCTTTCAGTTCTCTGGAAATCTCCTGGCGCTTTCCTTTTTGGTCCACGGTAAACTTCTGTAAGAAAAATCCTTCGCCCGGGCTAAGCAAATATTTTTGTTGGGTTCCGTCTACGTTTTCTATTATCTTGGAAACTATTTCCGTGATGAACCTGTTTCTAAACTTGGCTTTGTATTGACTGCCTTCTCCGGCGCCACTAAAAAACTGTTCTCTCCATTTCCGGTTTCCCAACATCACGTCAACTTGAACGTATGGAGTTTTGTTTTCTTCCTTTCCTGACTTATCTATGAATCTCTGATTTGACGCAACGCCCAACAAATGAAACTGGTACAACCCCTTTGATACGTGAACGTTCTTGACCCGCTCTTCCAGTTTTTTGAGCATTTCGTCTTTTGGTGTGTTCGGTGGGAGACCCAAGAACTTCAGGATATCGGCAGTATCTATTGCGATATCGATATCACCTAGAAGCGGTTTATTAAAGTTCCCTATTTTCGAGTAGGGCAACTTTTCCAACCCATACTGACGTAGCACATTTTTTATGGTCTGGTCCAAGTTTTCTTTCTTGACCATCGAAACCTCTTCGTCGAACACGTTTCCGCCTTCCTGTAGAAACTTGGCGGTTGAGAAAGATTTGTTTAGCATCGCTTGAATGGCTGGGTCATACCAACCAAAAACTTTCTCAAATGTTGCTCTCGACTTATCCCTCATCAATAGCTCTCTAATCTCAGAGCCGCTCAGTTCTTTTCCATTGACCTTGAGCGAAAAATGAGGAACCACGATCAAATAACCATGTTTTGTGTAGTCCTCTAACTTGTTTTCGTTATTTTCGTAATACTGTAAATATGAGGGCGACCCATCTTTCTTTTTCCTACCAACATCAAATCTATCAGCATCTTTTTTTCCGAAACCAAAAACAGCCACTGAACCTTGGGGTAGTGAGTTCAACACTTCCGAACTTTGGTACGGCATCTTGACTTTTACTATTCTGTTTTCTGGTACGCCGTATTTCAACCAAATCTTCTTTTTTTCTTCAAACGAAAGAGGGCTGTTCGGTGGGTCGACTTTATCGGATGTTGTGATAAAAACGTTATTTTTTCCAAACTTTTCCGTCAACCATTTGTACGCTTGGTAATGATGCGGGCCTGGCGGATGAAATCTACCTGGGTAGATTGCATAAACTTGATTTCCTCCCACAACCTCTACATACATCTGTTCTATCAAACTTTTTACAAAATCTTCCATGTTAATAAATATACAACCGAGCGAGTATCATATATACAAATCAAGTAAATTGCGGAGATGGGGTTGGGGGTGGGGTGCTCGCCGGAGTCGGAGTTGGAGTAAGCTCTGGTGTCGGCGTCGGTGTAGGAGTCTCAGTCGGCGTGGGTGTAATCTGCCCCTTAAACAAATCTGCCAAGTCAACTCCCCCGCTCTTGAACTCCGTGTCAAATGGTACTCTTTCCCACGCTTCTGTGAGTGGTTCGTATCGATTTGCCAAATCCGAGCCAGCGGATAGCATTCCGACAGGACCAATCGCGGTCGAAGTTCGTACCACAAACACATCATCTAGGTCTATATCGACACTTGCGGACACCGTTGTATAACCAGAAGGCATGGGTTATTTCCTTTCCAGTTCAGAAATCTTGGTTTTTAGCAACTCAACTTCTGCCTTTAAGGATCTCAACTCGGCGACACTTTCTTTCAATGCCGCTGCAAAGATTGGTGCCATTCTACCGTAATCCACGCCGCTGCATTCTCCGTTTTCATCCCGTCGTACCAGTGTTGGTAGTACCTCCACCAGTTCTTCAGCGATAAATCCAATATCGTTTGTGACGTTTTTTGTTTTCCAATCAAATGTAACGGGCCTAATTTTCTCCAGAGTTTCTATACCGCCAACCAAATCATTAACGTTGGTCTTGAACCTGATCGAAGACGGACTGCTAAGAATACCGTTTGTTGTTGAGATGTCCCCGTATGCTGTTATAGTTCCAGCCGTAGTAGAAATGTTTCCGCCAGCAACAATCGCCCCACCAGCGTCAATCCGTCCTTCTCCTGTGTTTGTGTTTTGTGGTGTTTGTCCACTACCAACCGCGAGATTTCCAAACACCTTCATATTACCGGCGTCTGGTGTATAGACCGATGTGAAACTAATATTTTTTTCTATGGACACGAGTCCGTTAGTGTTAATACTCATTCGTACCACACCAACATTTGTAGTTAAACTTCTATTTGTTAAGAACGTTATGGTGGACGCGGCTCCCTGTCCTGCCTGAAGAACGAGGTATCCACCAAGACTTGCCCCGCCCAGATCATTTCCCGCCAAATCAATCTGCGCTCCATTACCAGATCCGTTTGTTGAACCGCCGGTAATGGTTAATACACCCTGATTATCTTTATATCTCAACCCAATCTGATCTTGTGCATAAATCCCGCCGTGAACAGCCAAGTTAGATCCATTCCACAACAATCTATTTGCGCCTCCGCCCTGGCCAAACGACGCTTTTCCATCGTTTCCAAGATACCATCCTGTCCCAGTATCGTAATTGGTCATTCCAGAACGGATGTATCCAGCCGCAGCAATGGCAATATTTCCTCCGCTGATATATCCTGAACTTATGTCCCATCCACCAATCTTTCCAGATCCAGTTGCGTTAAGATATACACAGGTAACGTTACCGTTGCTGTTTAGCTCGGTATTTCCTGCTTTCAGCGTGGTCGTGTTGATTGTCCAACCACCAATCTGTCCAGACGTACTTGTCAATGCTCCAACATTGGTTACACGGAACGGCGCGGAGCCTGGTGTAGCACTTCCCGCATAAAACGCGGGGTTGGAACCGCCCACATCAAGACCAACAGAGGTCCCCCCGCTTCCACCTGTCAACGCAGTTGTGCCAATGTTCCAGCCGCCAACTTGGCCGGTGGTCGCCGTGATTTTTCCTGTGATCTGTGCGGCGCTGGCCGTCAATCGTCCGTCGGCATCAACCTTGAACGTTCCGCTGTTGTTGTTGAATACTCCACCGTTGATGGTAGCAGCATTTAAAGTAACCGCAACGTTTATTGTACCAGCCGCAATTTTATCTGCGATCAGAGACTTGATGTATGCGGTGTCAATAAACACACCGTCCACATCAACGTAAAACGGTATTATCTTACTTCCTTCTACGCCTGCGGTATTTATAATGGCAAACTTGTCGGCTTGTATTGTAAAGTACGTAGAAGAAGCTCCTCCACCGAGGGCAGTAACTTTGAATCCCGCAACACGATTTCCAGCCGTGACGTTTAGTACGTATTCGGCGGCTAGAGAAACTGTAGAACCCGAGACAGCCGTAGTTGTGCTGGCTAGCGTTGTTACTGACGCCGCGAGGGACTGACTGTTTGTAACCAAACTAGATGACACAGTTACTAATCGAGCCGCGAGCGACCCAGATGCGGTAGATAAAGCGGTGTCCAATGTTGCAACGACTGCGGCGGCTGACGAACTGACGGTAGTTATTCTTGTACCTATTTGAGTATCAACCGTTGCTGCCGAAGAACTTGCTGTAGTGAGAGCTCCATAGATTTGACCTATTGT